TTTCCTAATATTTTAACAGCATCTTGTTGCTCTAAAATTATAGGCTGTGTAAGTATCTCTGACTCTGCACCGTCAGCCAAGCTTTCTTTAAATACTTCAATATCAAGCGGTGAACTAGCATCGTAATCTAATATTGACACAGTGGTAGCTACTGCACCTCCAGATTGATTAGATAATCTAATACTTTTTATAATAGCTGTTGTCGGTAAAACAGGTGGTACGGCTCCTTCATTAGCTGTAGGAACTGTATAAACAGCCGTTGAAGAACCAGTCGCTGTCTTAGAAAAACTTTTAAATGCATCAGCCAAGGAAAAAACTCCTTGCTGTAGATTCATCTTTTATATCTTGTTGAAAACCAAAGTTTAACTGTTGTGTTATTTGTTCTAACACACGAATTAAAGCATCAAACTGAGAAGCTTCGTACTCAGGTGTTGAATCTGGTAATCTTGTTGTTGCTATTTTAGCCATAATACCCTCCAAATAAAGAACCTAATCCTGTCATAGAAAAAGGTGAATAACCGTATCTTGAAAAACCAAAAGTAGGCTGCATACTATTATAACTAGAATCTTTATTTTTTTTTAAGAGACTTGCAATCCCTTCTTCTAGTTTTGTTAATCTGTCACCCATAGAAGAAAATTGATCATCAAATTGATTAGGACCCGTGAGCTGCTGTCCAACTCTGTTGTAAGGGTTAGCAGTGCCATCTAATAATGGTTTTCCATTTAAACCTACTCCTTGTCTAGCATTAGGATTATAAGGCACTATTTCATTTCCAACATTTGGTCCTACTGTTGCTAAAGGTCCAGTTCCTTGTTGTGCTATTCCTTGATCAGGAAATTGTATTAAATCTCCTTGACCAATTGAATCTAAATATTTTTTAAAATTACTTGCATACGAGCCAGACCCACTCATTTCTTTACCTTGATATGTGTAAGGTACAACATTTGTTGTTGATCTATTACTATAAAAATCAGAATCCATGTACCCTTGAACCAACGGATCATCTGACTTTGGTCTAAAATTATCAATAATACCTGGTAGAGGTGTTTGTTCAGATACGGGTGTACTAGGAGGTGTTACATTAAAATAACCACCGCCATCTATTAAATTTTTATTATAGTCATAAAAACCATTTCCTATTGCACTATTGGCTAAGGCTGAATTCTCCACAGCGTTAAGTGGTCCTTGTTGTTTGGTAATCGAGCCATAGTCTTGCATTGTTTTAGTTGGATATCCTTTAGTATTCATAACATCTTTAAAGTACGCCATAAAAGCAGGAGTTTTTTGATCCCTTTGTTGCATTCGCATTTTCATTTGTTTTACCAAAGCATCACCTTGTAATTGATTATCTGTAGGTCCAGTCATCGCGCCACCAGCTAAAGGATTTCCATATAAAGGTTTATCAATCATCGTCCACCATCTGGTTTAACATCTAGTCTTAGCGTACCATAACGCCAATTAGCTCCTACTTCAGTGCTTCTCACATCTACATTAGCTTGTCTACCTCTACCACGTAAATCAAATTTTGTCGTGCTAGTAGTTATATTTCTTGTTATTGTTGTAGCAGATTCTGAAGGATATGCTTTAAAACCTAATTTTATGGTAGCTTCTCCTACTTGATCTTTAAAATCAGGTATACCTCTACTAATAGAAAGCATTTGTTGACCGTCTTGTATATCAAAATCACCTGATGTTATAAATGCTGTCATAGCTGTTCCATCATCATCAAAACCTACTTCGTGTTCATAAAACGTTGTAGCTCCCGCAGTTAAACCCAACACCGTTGGCGTTGTTCCATTTGAACTAGCATCATATTTTGTTGCATAAGGTTGTTGATATACGCCGTAGTCTGACCATGTTGTTCTTGCAAGATTAGATGTGTACCATGTTTTTTCAAGGTAATTGTACGTTACAGCTCTATCTATTTGAGTTGAATCCGAAGAAGGATAAAACCAAGTTATTTCATTAAATTCTGAATTAATACCTGCATATGTCTCAGGATAATTTGCAATACTAAAATCTTCAAATACATAATCTTGTACACTGCAAGGTATTTTTTTAACTGTACCATCGTATAGATAAAAAGAGTTTTGAGACATCCAATAAGCCACACCATTAATATCTACTGCTGAATGTACGCCTACTGCTCCACAGTTAGCACCTAATTCAACAAGTGAGAAGGTAAACGGAGCACCTACAAACTGTAAAGCGTGTAGTGAGTTATCTGTCCAAACCAAAACAGCGTTTCTTGATCTAACCGCAGCTACAATCTTTGATCCATCTTGTATTCTAAAAGAACCTGCTGTGTTTGTTGCTGTTGGAGACCACGTATTAAAATCTTCTTGTGAAGAAAAACGTAAAAATAAATCATCTTGAGTAGAGGTATCACCAATTGTGGTTTCTGTTCCAAACAAAAATATGTGTCTGTCAGGCATAGATACCAGATTGAATCTAGAGTTTGTTGGAGCCGCAGATATTACAACAGCTCTCGTTGATAACCCAGCGGATGTATCCCATCTAAATGTGCCACCTTTGTGTACGGTAGCAATTAAATCTTCACCAAAGTTATCAAAGCTCCAGTTACGACCATCTAGCGTAACAGTAGATGTTGATCTAGGAGTATTCCATGTGCTTGTATTCCATGTGCCAATACCCCAACCATAACCATATACTGAAGCATCAGGGCCAATACCAATTTGATAATTTATATTACCTGTGCCACCACCTCCACTTGTAGATCCAGAGGCATTGCTTGATTGTGTAACAACATAATTATTTGCATCAGTAACAGAAGTTACCTCAAACTCTGCATTCATATCTAAACCATCAATGGCAGAGAAAGAATCAAAAGTTACAAAATCTCCTATGTTTGCACCATGTCCGTTGTCCGTTACTGTAACGTTATTTGTACTGTTTGTTGTAAAAGGATTAGAGGCACTACTTGTTGTTTTTCTTATTGGTGTAACATCAGCAATAGTACCCTCTGTATATATGTAAAATTTTCTATCTGTTCCGAGAGCCGTGTACCGTACACCATTTAAATCTGACCATGCATGTATGTCTCTTGCTACTCCTATAATTGTGTCATTAACAAGTTTCTGCCAACCACCTACTTTTTGTGGCAAACTGTAATGAAATCTTACATTATCTGAATCAATCCAACGTCCCTCTGCACCATACTCAGTATTTTGTTTATCTATACCAGGTTGAAATTGTAATTTAGTTAATGGCATTATATCCTCAAAAATCTGTAGACAACTTCACCAGCACCGCCTGCAGCACCTGCTGAAGAACCTGGTTCTGTTCCACCACCGCCACCGCCAGCACCTCTTGTGCCTACAGTGCCTGCTGTATTTCCATTTGGTCCACCATCACCACCAGTAGCACTTGATCCAGCAAAAGAATCACCGCCGTCACCACCACCTATAGTACAGTTATCACCGCTACAGTTACCAGGATTTTCTCCTGCTGTACCGTCTCCTTGTTGATTAAAAGAATTTCTTGGTCCTCCTGTAAATGTGGTAATATTAACGCCGTCAGTTGTCGTGCCTGATGTTATTGCTGTTGCAAAACCAGATCGCACCCCACCTGTGCTAGGGTTATTTGTACGAAGTGAACTTTGAACACCACCGCCAGATACTGACGCAGCGCCACCTCCACCTAAAGTAAATATAGGTCCTGTTGTTACACCAGATAAAGTTGTTTCACCGCCTGGCCCTGATGATCCGTTGTATGTTCCTGTGCCTGCCGCACCTCCACCACCAATAACAAAGTCCAATTGTTCACCGCCTGTCACAGCAAAAACCATATCGGATATAAAAGCACCTGATGCTCCGCCTGGTCCAGCAGACTCACCTCCTACTTTATCGTAATCAGCACCTCTGTAACCACCTGATCCACCGCCGACAGCAGATTGTATATGTATACGATTTGCTAATGCTGGTACTCTGTCCTGAAAATTACCTGCTGTTGTTAAATTTTCAAAAGAAGTTATTTCAAATATATTGTAAAATTCTTTCCAAGCTCCGCCTGTTTTTACGTAGCCATTTAAAACTGTTTTGTTTGTAAAACTTGTACTGTCTCTACAGTATAACTGATCAGGATTATCTCC